GCCACTTCTGCTTGGTCCAATCAACAAGCGATTTCTGCGGGGCCTTCATGACTTGTAGCCGCCGCCCTTCGCCTTGTATTGCTGGGCAAGCATTTGGGCCTTACGTGCTGACCACTGCCCCGGACGCCCACCCTTTCCGCCAGCTTTGATGTCCTCGAACAAGGACTTCCTCATGCCCGGCTTAGTGTAGACGCCCGCTTCGTTGACGCGCGACGGGGTCTTAGCCACGCTTCATCAGGCAGCCGCCTGCCTTCTTACAAGCAGCCGGATTGGGGCAGCCCTTGCAAGGCACCATGCCACCCTTCTGCATCTTGACGGCCTTCTTCTTCATCGGGCCTTGCGTCACTTGCTTGCTCATATTAGAACGCATCATTAGCATTTTCCTTTCGCCATGCCGCCTTTGGCATACATCGCACGACCGCCGCCCATCATCTTCTTGGGCTTGGAAGTCATGCCACCCTTCATCATCTTCTTGGGCGCAGCGACCTTACCACCGGCAGCTTTCTTGACGACGCCACCTTTCTTCATGGCAGTCTTCGGCTTGATCATGCCGCCCTTCTTGAAGCCTGACTCACGCATACGGTCACGCTCTTGGGCGGTCAGCGGCGCATCGTATTCACGGCGATCCTCGGGCGACATCATGTCACGCATGCGGCGCTTTGGCTCGGCTGGCATCGAACGCTTCATAACATCTTCAGCCATTTCCGCACGGGCTTCTTGCGCTTTCGGGGACTGCATGCCCTGACGGACCTTACCACCTTCACGATACATCATAGCCTTGCCACCTTTCTTCATAGCTGCGTGGTCTTTGTTTTTCATCATGGAACCGTCAGGCATCATGTGCATACCTTTGCCCTTTACCATACCGCCCTTGCGGTAAGCAATGCCCATGCGATCAGCCAAGCGCTTTTCAGTTTCGGTGACTGGCTTCTCGCCCCTGTTAAGGCGCAGCACAATTTCATTCAGATCATCTGCCGTCATAGATTCACGCGGGGCCGCACGGGCAGCGGTTCGTGGGCGCGAGGGCGGAGGTGGAGCCGTGGCGCGTTGGCGTTCCGTCTCAGCAGACGCTGCTTCCGACGTACCTTCGGGTTCCATTCCCTGTTCAAATTCACCTTCGATTGGGCGCTCTCCGCGATTAGCCATATACCGACGAAGAGCTTCAGAACCTAATCCCAAAGCAAGGCCCGCTGCTGCCGTTGGACCAGCGCCCCCGACTACACGCGAACCGCCCGCGCGTGAAGCACCGCTGCCCATACCGGCGCCTTGGCGCATCAATTCACCGCTGCTAGGACGAGGCGCGGGTAGACGGTCACCACTAGACGGAGCCATGCTACGGCTACCGCCACCTTCGCCACCGCCGCCTCGGCCACCACCAGTAGGCAAACCTTCGCGGTATGGAACCACCGACCGCGTGGAGGGGGTCATCCGTGGACCGGAAGCTTGGCTTTCCGCTGTGCGGACCTGACCTTCGCGGAGACGCCGCCCAATGTTCAAGCGCCTACGTGCAACGTCACGCGGGTCTTCGCCCCTGCTACCAATATCGTCAGCCATTTACTTTCTCCTAGAAGATTTGTTAGATTGGTTAGATTTGCCAGCGGCACTAAGGGCGATGGCGGCTGCTTGCTTTACAGCGGCGGCCTTACTGGCAGGCTTGGACGTGCCAATGCGACCGGACTTCTGGTAGTCGTCGACCAGTGTCTGGATGTTGGCGCTGACAACTTTCTGGGACGAGCCCTTCTTAAGCGGCATGAAGTGCTTCCTTTTCGGTTTCGTCTACCCGGCGCAGCCAGCCCTTGCCAAAAGTCGCGAAGGTCTTCAGGCTCTTGTAGAAGTCACGGCGCGCTTCGGATACCTTGGCAATGAAGTCAGCGGCATCGAGTGCGTTGATTGCGGCCATGCTCTTGGGACCGAGGGCACCGTCTTCGGTAACGCCCGCCGCCCGCTGCATCAGCTTGGCTGCCCTGCCCACGCCCTTGTTGACCGCCATGTCGAAGGCCAGCAGGTCGACGCCCGGCTTCAGTTCGTCGGCGCGCACCGCATCCCAGTAGCGGGACTTGTAGATGGCGCGAACATCGGCGTCGGAGATGGCGCGCAGTTCTTCTTTGGACATAGCCCGGCCCTTGAACTCCGTGAAGGTAGCCAGCGTAATGCCCTTCATAGTCGCGCCGCCTGGGTCTTGGGGGTGATCGACGTAGCCACCCTCGTGCTTCAAGATCAAGGCTAGGGACTTGTCGAAGTTCTCTTTCATTTGCTGGTCATCCTATTCATAGCTTCGGTCTTCTCCTTGGAGCCTGCGCTGCTACCGAAGTAGTAAGCGACCACCCCGCCCCATGCCGTGCCCAACGTACCCAACATCACAAGCATGGCTTCGGACCCGCCAGTGGTGGGCAGCCCATACTGAAGCATGTAGAACAGCACCCCAAAGTAGCCGCCCGTAATTAGGCCAGCAAGAACCTTGGGCGTCCAGTCTTTGGTTTTGATTTCCCGGTTGCGGGCACTGTCACGGTCTTCGTTAGCGATGCGTTCCAAGTCGATGTCGAGTTCACGCATTTTGATCGCGAAGTCTTGCTCGGCTTTCTTGAGGGCAAGCAACTGTTCGGGCGTGGCGTTGGCTGCGGCCTGCGCCAGTTCAGCTTCGGTGCCGTCGGGCTTACCCAACAGCGCATCTGAAATGGTGCGGACGGCCATGCCAGCCAGCGGCCCACCTACAGCAGAGGCAATGGTCGGCGCAACAGTACGAACTAAATTAAGGAGCGCGTCCAACTTACTTCTCCAATACGAACGTCAAGTTCTGATGGCGCGGATACGTCACGGTGCGTTCGCCTTCGGGGCACTTATAACGGATCGTTGCCAACAAGGTTGCCCTTCCGGGCGCAATGGTATCTTTGTCTGCTATGTCAAGCATGTAGGTAAAGGTATCGATCTCGGGACCAGCCGGGCCGGTGAAGCGGGTCATGCTGGGAGCAGCTTCATGAATGACGCTGGCGCTGTCGCGGATCGTAACCTTGAAGTCTTCGACGGAACAGTCGTCCCGTTTCTTGATGCGGGCCACAGTCACAGCCACCGGCTGACCGATCTTGGTGTCGACGATGCGGAAGTGTTCAGGTGCCCAGACAATAATGTCGTTGCGGAACCAACCAAACTTTTCGCCCGCCGAGTAACCACCGACCGCCAAAGCGAAAGCAGCCGTAAAGAACTGGACGACAGGCGTGATCTTAGGTAGTTCCACGACACGGCCTTAGCAGTTCCAGGCCCGCAGGCTTTTGTTGATGCGGGAGTTCGGGTCGTTGGCCGTCTTGGCGCTGGTCAGCTTCTTCTTCATGCCCTTCATGCGGGCGCAAAAGGAATCGCGCCGGGGGCCACCCTCTGGTTGGGGAGCCTTCAAGCCGGGCTTGCCGGGGTTCGCACGATTGTAGGAGGCACGGCCTTTAGCATTGAGTCCGCCGGACGGGGACTTGCCTTCGGCCCGTTGCCACGCAGGTGTCTTGGCCATATCCCCATTATAGCAGAATTACTTCAATCTTTCAAGACTGATGGACTCCACATCGAACTCGCCAGGCGCGTAGAAATGCAGCAGATGGACGCCGTTCCACCACAGCTTCTTGGCGGCTTTGGCGTAGGCAAAGTCCCCGGCTGGGTCCACGAAGCAGCCGCCCACAAGGGCATGCAGCTTGGAGCCGTCGGCCTTGGTCCGGGTAGCGGTAGATAGCAGGTGGGAGTGGCCGCAGATGCACGAAGAATGCTGAGACTTCAGGAGGTTATTGGCATGGTGTTCGCCGCCTTGGGGCCGCCCCATTACGCCACTGACGAAGTAGTGCTGAAAGACCGCGCCATAGATGACGGCGGGTTGCAGGAACTTATGGAAGTTGATCTTGACCGAAGACCGATAGGTCTTGATCAGTTGCTGGACGGTCTTGGGGAAGTCCGACGTCAGCAGCCTGTTGTCGGAAGCCATCCACTTGTTGTAACGGTCTTCGTGGTTGCCTTCGATGAACTCAATGTCAGAGGTCCCGCATGCGTAAGCAATCGAAACGATCTTGTCGAAAGCTGAGAAGCCAGCTTCAATGTCCTTCGACAGGGACCGCTGATACCAGTGCGGTGAGTTCATGTCGTGGGTGCAAAGCGACTCGAAGTCCCACAGATCACCAATGTGAACGACTTTGTCCAGCTTGACGTCACGCCCGTTGAGGAGGGCCATCAGGCCGTCGAAGCGATCCAGATTATCGCCCGGCATGGCATGGGTGTCGGGGATCAGCAGGACAGTCTTAGGTTGGAACTTGGTCGCCATGAGGGCTTGCCTTCTTGGTGTTGTCGGATATGAACTCGTTAGTGTAGCCAGCTATAGGCCGGTCGTCTTGCAGCCACGGCCCGCTGTCAGCGTCCATAAGGATGCAGAGGTTAGCGGCAGCATGTGCTAGGTGGGGCAGGCCGGTCTCGGGGTCGTTGTTCTGGCCGTCCCACCATGCCATCAGGTGGCGCATCGCCGCGTCGTAATAGGTGGACGAAGAGACCGGGAGAGCGCGCCAGTTCATCGGGCCGTACTTGGAAGCACCGTTGGCCATGACCCGACCAATAGCTAGAAGCGGAAGGGGCGGCACATTACTGAGGCCGGGTTTGGCTATGCCGTATTGGGTCTTGGGGTTGCTGTCCATCAGAAGCCCCACACCATCGCGAGGACAGCCGCGACTCCGCTGATAGCCATTACAGCCATGGCTGCGCTACCCAA